CAGGCACAATACTTGTTCTGGCAGGCGCACCTGACGCGTGAGGGAGACCTGCACGAGTTCAACTACAAGACGCGGCTGCTCAAGCGTGACATCGACCCGGCGATAGAAGACATCGGTCTATTCTGGGCGATGGTCGGGAAGCGTGAGCCGCTGTTGGAGAAGCTCATGCGTGAGAAGGGATACTACTCGGACCCTGAGTTCTGGGCGGAGCGCATCGATCTGGAGCTGGGCGAGATGCTGGCGCTACACGGACATCGGGGTCTGACCATGGAGACACTGCGAGCGGCGGTCAGGGTGCTAGCGGACAGGCTCGGTCACGACGACGCTGTAGGAAGGTGGACGTGATGTCAACGGTAAGAGTAACGACGAGGCTACCGAAGATCTACCTGGCCGGTGGACTCGACAGCCGCTGGCGTGACGCGCTACGCGAGAGGTGGGCCGGACGCGCGATCATTATAGATCCATTCAAGGACAGCATGCAGGGTTCGCTCTATCTCTTCACCTACGACGACCTGCAGCACATCCGCGAGTCGGACATCGTGTTCGGTCACTGTGCCTATCATTGTTTCGATGGGATGGCGCTCGAGTTTGGCTTTGCCCACGCGCTCGACAAGGTCATCATCTTCGCGTGTTCGTTGCCTCGGGTATCGTCCATGATGGCGGCGGTGAGCAAGGCTGTGTTCACCGATTGGGAGGCGGCGGCTGACTTCATCGAGGAGAGGTTTCTGTCATGATTCCCGATGCAATCAACGTCGGTGACATCTTCGAGGACGGTGACAGACGCATGATGCGCTGTTCCATCGTCGACTACAGCGCGGCACACATGCGGCGGGTCGAGGTGGTCGGCGTTGAGATCATCCCGGGTAAGCCGGTCCGGGCCATTGTGCGAGACGTGACAACCGGGCTGCGGACCAAGATCGCATGGTGGCGTCTGCTCAAGGGAGGCAGTCGTGGGTTTAGGAGAGTGACCGAATGATCGGACTGCTTGACGGGGTTCCTTGGGTACACCTGGCCTACTGTCTGCCGACGTGCGCCGTGTTCTGTCTCACGGTCGATTGGGCCGTGAGCAGGCTGGCGAGGAGGTTGCGAATGACTGGTTACAAGAGGCGACCGACACATTGCCCGGGCTGTGGGAGCAAGCTGATCAACCCGGTCGGTCTGTTGTACCCGTGCGAGTACACCGCGGAGCTGTACACCGGGCGCGGCGATCCGTGCGGTCAGCCGGCCACTCACGTGATCCACACCGAGTCAGGCAGACAGATCTATACCTGCGACGAGTGCCTGCTCGACACCACGTGTCAACTCGCTGAGATGTTTACCGTGACCACGCTCTGAGACCTGGGGTAGAGTAGATCGAAGTCGCCGGGCAGGCGAAGAGTATGAGTAGCGAGAAGGAGTACGATTATGCCCAGACAGATCCACTACCCGCCTGAGAGTGGCGGGCGAGTCTTTGCCGAGTATCCCCAGCTAAGCTGGTGGGACCTCGGCATTTGCGGGGATCCCGAGTTTGTGACAGACGCCGACGTTGGTAAGCGTGGCGAGGTCTTCACCATCCTCGACTCGAGGGCAATCCCCAGTCGGTTCCCGACCTCCAAGTTCTTCAACGTGTTGCTGATCAAGCTTCAGCGCACAGGATTGGTCGGCACCATCGGTACTGCGAGTAAGCAGGTCTACCGCGTGACGGTGGATGCCAAGGCTGCTCAGCACTATCCGATGCGCGCCGAGGCGATGTGGTGCAACAACGAGTCAGGCCCCTTCGACTACCACATTGAGATCGTCAGGCCGGCGGGCGAATAGGTAGTTGCCAGTGAAGAGATCGCGCGGCTATTCTGTAAGGCCCGGCGCCAGGGTAGCCGTGCGATCTCTTTGCAAGTTGAGGAGATAGAGTGATGGATCCGCTGTCGTGGATAATCGGTATAGGAATCCTGGTCTCAAGCACCGTGGGCGCGGTCGCATTGCTCAAGTACACGTTCGCGCCGCGTCAGCGTGACGGTTTAATTCCGCCGCGCAATCCCCAATGTCGATGCGCTCTTACGAGTCATGGCGAGACCGAGGGCTGGGGGATTCGCCCGCGTGATGAGGAGGCTACGGACGATGAAGACAATCTACAAGTATGAGCTGCCCGTCAGTGATCACTTTGTGCTTGAGATGCCACTCGGAGCGCGAGTGCTGACGGTGCAGATACACCGCGAGAGACCGTACATCTGGGTACTGGCTGATGCTAATCAGACCGTGACGGAATCGCGGCACTTTTGTTGCATTGGTACTGGGCATCCGATCGAAGAGAACGGGGCACTGAACTACATCGGCACCTTCAAGATCTTGGTCGACACGCTCGTGTTTCATCTCTTTGAGGAGAACGTAAGTTGATGGAAAGACCGTGCGAGTTTACTTTCAGTCCGGCGCCGACGCGTCCGTGCGATCTACTCGCCAACTGGCGGGTGGTCGACATTGACTCTGGCGACACGAGCTTCGTCTGTGACCGGCACCTGGTCGATGTCATCAGGACCTACGCCGCGCGCCGCCACCAGATGTTGGTCGAGTCACTGGAATTGAAGGCCTGACATGATCTCATTTGACAAGCGCAAGCTTCCACAGCTCGTCATCCCGTGGATCTACGACGACTGGACCCGCACGCTCTGTGCGCTCTGTTATATGGTCCAGGTGAACCCGCGCATCGAGGTCCACATACATGAGCATCAGCTGCTCTATGCATCTGAGCAGGCGGCCAAGTTCGCCAACCGTTGGTTCGACCTCGACCTGGTTCTAGTCGAGGCGTCCGGGGTATAGTCGATCGCGAGGAGGGATTAGTATGGACGTTTCAGAGCAATGCATGCCCTATCCTAAAATCGAAACGCTGTTCAGGCGTGGCCCGGACCACAAGGTTCTCGAGGACCAGCTGCGCTGCCCTGAATTTGCGCTCGTCAATCGCTGGGTCGTAACCGAAAAGGTGGACGGAACCAACATCCGGGTGAGTCTGGAGCCAGTGCGCGACACTGTTCTGCCGGAGCGCATCCTGGATTGGAAGGTGCGGTTCTACGGTCGGACATCCCGGGCGCAGATTCCGACGTTTCTGCTGTCCTATCTTCAGGATACGTTCACGCTCGAGAAGATGCAGAACCTGTGGCGCGGTCGGAACAACTGCGAGAAGTGCGGCGGCACGGGGCAGTTCGATTCCGGGGAGCCCAAGCCACTGACGGTCAACCGCCCCGGGCACCGTGACTATCAGTGTGACTGTGTCGTGCCCTATCCCATCACGCTCTACGGTGAGGGTTACGGCGCGCGCATCCAGAAGGGCGGCGGGAACTACCGACCTGACAGCGTGAGCTTCCGCCTGTTCGACGTCTTCATCGGTGAGAAGTGGCTGAGCTGGGGCGCGGTCAAGGACATCGCCGGGCGTGTTGACATCGAGACGGTGCCGGCGTTCGACCCCGAGAGTTTTGAGGGGGTCATCAAGGCGACGGGCGGCTCGTTCCTCGATGCGCTCGTGGCATTGGTGAAGCCGCCGGGATTCAACTCGTCGGTGGCTCAGAGTGACCGACCGGAGCTGGATTGGGACAAGACGTGGATCACGGCTGAGGGAATCGTGGCGCGAACGGACCCGTACCTCTATGACTGGCGTGGACGACCGTTGCGGTTCAAGCTCAAGACCAAGGACTTCGCATGAGCAAAGGCGATATAGCAGTATGCGTGTGGCTGATAGGCTGCATGGGCGGACTGATGGCCGGTTTTGCGGTCATTATCGCCAACGCTGGTTAGGTTGACGTGAGCCCGACTCGACTGTGCCCACTCTGTGAGGACGACGTTGCTACGCACATGTGCTTCACCTGTGGTTATCGTCTTTGCAAGGAGTGTTTGGAGTTGGAGGACGGGCTCTGTCCCGCGTGCGGCGGCATCGTGTGGGTTGACGTGTTAGGCAGCAACCAGCCGCGTGTTCTCATCGAGGACGAAGAGGAGGGCGAGGACGATGTGCGAGCAGGGTATGATGACTCCGGTCGCGGTCAAGATTCCAGCTGATCTGTCATGTGACGGCGAGGAGCATTGGAAGGCCGCCAAAATAGACAGCTGCATCGCTGACCTCGTGCGCGCCCTTCAGATGAGCGGCATCGACATGCGCGGGTCCTGCTGTGGACACGGCAAGACGCTGGGCAGCATCGACCTTGCGGACGGACGCGCGCTCTTGATCCTCGAGGCGGACGACGCCTGTGACTACAGGCTGGCCAACTCCGACGAAGAACGTGTGGAGATCCTGTCCCGAGTGATGTACCGATGGTACACGCTGTTGTCACGTCGCGGTGAGCCATCCCAGGATGTGTGATGAACCGTGACCAGCAAGTGTAAATCCGACCCGCGTTTCAAGTGTAATTTTCCTCAGACCAGTGGTTCATACCCCCTCACTGTAAGTACACTTGACTGAGGCGGCTGGAGGCCGGTAGATCTTCATTCTAGTGACCCGTGTCTTGGACAGAGCGGAGTTGTCGAAACTTCGCGCGAAACTTTCTCTCAGTCTGGTATACATCTTTCGCCTGAAGCTTTGCGCAAAACTTGTGCTCAGCCACGTGAGAATCTTTCGGCCGAAACTTCGCCGGAAAGTCTCTGTGATGTTACACAGAAAAGAGTGGCCGAAAGAGTGGCCGAAACTTTCTCCCACGGGCCAGAGAAAAGAGTGGGCGAAACTTTGGCCGAAACTTTCTCTCGGCTGTGCGAGAATCTTTCGCGCGAAACTTCAGCCAAAAGTCTCTGTGAATGCGCACAGAAATCTTTGTGCGAAACTTTGGTCGAAACTTTCTCTCACCGATCGCAGAAAAGAGTGGTTGAAACTTTGCTGGAAAGTCTCTGTGGCGGTCCGCAGAAATCTTTCGGCGAAACTTGGCGCGAAACAAACGCTCAGCTCGCCGCACATCTTTCGGCCGAAACTTCGCCGGAAAGTCTCTGTCCAGTACCAGAGAAAGTTTCGCATGAAACTTGGCGCACTTAAGACCGCCAGCCCAATGCGGGTATAGTAGGGAAAGAGTTCAGAGAAGGAGGCGCGACATGAACAAGCTGATACGGATGGCCATCGGGCTTGCCGCCGCGATAGTGTTGGCAGCCACCGCGATGATGGTCAGTGGGGCCGGGCCGGCGTATGCGCAGACCATCGAGGCCAAGGCGCTGGACGATCACGATTGTGACACGAGCGAGTGGCACTTCGTCATCAACCAGATCAGCGACCCATCGCTGGCACCAGCCTACATCACTGTCGTGTGGGACAACCAGAGCGGGCAGCCGAACGTTAGCGTAGAGAATGTCCCGCTGTGGAAGGTCACAGGGAAGACAGCGCACTATATTACCACGATCCTGCTGGGCTCGACAGTGGTTTCGGCTTCGGCGACGATCTACGACGAGTGGGACGGGCAGTTCAACTTGAGTCATGGCCCATGCGAGGAGTCAACACCAACCCCCATACCAACTCCAATACCAACTCTCACCCCGACTCCTACGCCAACGCCTACCCTGACTCCGACTCCTATACCGACCCCGACTCCCATGCCGACTCCGACACCCACATCTACACCTACTCCGACCCCGGAGCCGACGCCAAGTCCTACGCCGTCACCTACGCCGGAGTTGACACCGTCACCGACACCTGAGCCGACGGTAACGCCTACACCGATGCCGACGATCACGCCCGGGCCGACAGTGACACCGACGCCCATGCCGACGGTCACGCCTGTGGTTACACCGACTCCGATGCCGACGATCGAACCGACCCCGATACCGCGGTCAGAGGTAACGCCGGTTGCTACGTCGATCTATGCGCCACCAAGTCTGGACATTCCTGTCACGTTCCCGAACACGGGCGGCGGAGGTATGATAGGATCTGAGGGTGTCAACGTGCGTCTGTTGGTGATCTTTGGACTCGCTGCCGTGGCTTGGACCGTGGCCATGTTTGTCCTGTGTCGATGCCGACAACGCTGACCACGCGGTGGCTGTAGTGTAGAGGTAGCACGGAAGGCCGTGGCCCTTCCAGCCCGGGTTCGAACCCCGGCAGTCACCCCAAATCTTTCCACCGGGGTATAGTATTGCAGGAGGGTGGTACCTATGCCGTACATTAAGCAGGAACAGCGGGACCTGCTGACGCCACCGTTGCTCGAGTTGCTACGAGTGATCAACCGATTGGCGTCCGAGCAGGCCGCGGATGAGGTGTCGAAGTATCATTTGGAGACTTCGAGCGAGGCCGACAGGATGACAGCGGCGGCGGGAATCTTCAACTATTGCTGCACGACCCTGGCGGTCAACCTCATGGGTGAGCCGCGGTACTGGAAGATCGCGTTGCTGACCGGTGTGTTGAACAATGTCGCCCAAGAGTTCTATGACCGGGTGGCACGGCCGTACGAGGACGGGGCGTGCGCCAAGAACGGTGACGTCTACACGCCGGGGATGGGATCATGAGCGACCAGAACGAACCGATCGTCTACGTCTACCTCGCCGGTCCCATCACAGGGCTGAGCTACGATGAGGCGGTCGACCGACGTGAGGAGCTGGCGCAGCCGCTGCGCGAGGCCAAGGGAGTACGGATCGTGCCCTTGTCGCCGATGCGCGGTAAGAAGAATCTGTCGGGGCAGCAGGTGCTCAAGTCCGGGGGCTATCGTTCCCCGACTAGCACGGATGCTGCGATCGTAGCGCGTGATTACAACGATGTGCGGCGTTGTTATATCATGGTTGCTGACCTGCTTGGGTGCACTGAGAAGAGTATCGGTACGTGCGTCGAGTTTGGAATATGCCTGGCCTACCGCAAGTTCGTTGTGACCATCATGGAGCCGGGTGAGGAGAATCCGCACAGTCATGGTTTCATCCGCGAGATCTCAAGCGTGATCGTACACACGCGCGAACAGGCCGTCAAGGTTGTCCTTGATGTTATCGGTGCCGCGGAGTTAGACGAGGAGGAAAAGGATGCTTGAGTTTCTAGCACCGTATGCCGACACTACGATTGCCTTCACTCAGCTGATCATCTCAGCCGCGGTGATCCCGACGATCTGGGCAGGGCGGAAGTTTCAGGGCGTACCTCTGACCTCCAGTCTGCTCCTGTCTCCAGGATTGTACATAATCGCCGTATGCCTGCAGTCTCAGGACCTACCGCAGGCGGCAGTAACGACTCTGTTCGGCGCAACGATGTGGGGCATCGTGGCCGTGCAGAGAGCTTGGCCGAGGGCAGGGAAGTGATCCACGATGGACGAACGATACGTGCAGGTGAGCACCCCCGAGCGCTCGCTTGCCAAGGGAGTGACTTAGGAGGTCAGCGGCCTCGTGACGGTTGCAGTGGTGGCGCTGCTTGTTACAGGTAACCTTCTGGCAGCCCTGGCCATCGGCGGCGTGGTATTTCCTGTTCGCGTGGGCATGTACTTCCTGCACGAGCGTCTGTGGAAACACTTCAAGTGGGGGCACCGTTATGTGGAGTGTGAATGATGCCTGAGTACAAGGGACTCTGGTTGCCAGATGATGAGACCCCGGGCGGGGTCAAGCTGGTGCGGCCCAAGCCGAAGGCCAAGACTATGGCTGACATCGAGCGGGCGACCGCTGGTAAGAAGTCTGAGCGGCCGAAGCCCAAGGCGATCAAGTTTCCCACGAACATTCCCCCGGGCTATGCGTTGCGCGTGGTTGCGGAGGCGCTCAAGTTTGTCCGCAGCGTTGACTGTCTCAAGTCGAACTCGGGCCGACACCGCTATGCGGGCTATCCGAAGGAGTCAGCTACGTGTGCGCACTGCGGGGTCAAGCGACCTGAGTACCGCACGTGTGACTTCTGTCGTGGGTTCGAACCGCTGGTCTGCATGTTCTGTGGTGGGTGCCGCGCCGACGTCAAGCCGGCCGATGCCAAGCAGTTCATCGAGGAGCTGCTGTGGAACATTGTGGGCCGACCGAAGAAGGCGGTTAAAAAGAAGCGTAAGCGGCGCGTCAAGCCCAAGCGGGTATAGTAGAACGTGACTGTGCTGCTTAACTTTTGGGTCCCGGGGAAGCCCGTGACGAAGGGCTCTTGGTCTGCCATCAAGTCAAAGACCACGGGCAATATCTTCTTCAAGGGACCAAAGCACCTCAAGGCGTGGCAACGAGCCGTGCATGATGAGGCCAAGCGACAGTGGGACGCTGAACCGTTGGCTGCGTGTGGATTCGATGTGACCGTCGTGTTCTTTCTGCCTAGACCCAAGACGGTCAAGCGACCACTGCCCTGGGGGCGGTATGACGGTGATGTCGATAAGTACCTGCGGGCAATTCTCGACGCGTTGACCGGGGTGCTGTATGTTGACGACGCGCAGGTGATTCGAGCGGTTCCGATGAAGCTCTACACCGATGCCAACCCGGGGGTCAAGGTCATCGTCAAACCCTTCGAGGAGATCAATGGACTCGACTTCGAACGATGAATATTGGAAGCCGAACAACTGGGACATCAGAGACGGCGATCAGGAGAAGCTAAAGCAGGTTCTGAAGAACGCCTTCGGTCTGACGTTCCCAGAGTGCGCGTGCTGTGACGGTCACATCTCACCATTTGATGCGTTGACCGAGGCGTACTTCGCGCAGTATCCCATCATTATCTGGCTCGCAACACGAGGGTCGGGCAAGACCGTAATGCTGGCTGCGCTCGCCAGTCTCGAGGCGCTGGCTGAGTATAACTGCACGGTCCTTGGTGGCTCGGGCGAGCAATCGCGCCGGGTGCACGAGTCGATGGCGGCGGCGTGGCGGCACGAGATCCAACCTGAGGATCCGACGCAACCGGTGATTACGGCGGAGACTTTCGTTGACGGTGACATCGGATCATGGCGGACCAAGATGCTGCGTGGTAACTGGATTCGAGCTCTGACAGCATCACAGCGGTCGGCTCGTGGTCCTCACCCTCACAGGCTGCGACTTGACGAGGTCGACGAGATGGACGAACGGATCATGGACGCCGCGATGGGCCAGACGTTGACAACCGATCCGACACGGCCGGCGCAGACGGTGCTGGCCTCAACGCACCAGCACGAGTCAGGTACGATGACCACACTTCTCAAGCGCGCGGTTGAGCGCGGTTGGCCGGTCCGTCGCTGGTGTTGGCGCGAGGTCGTGGAGCATGATGACAACCCCGGGAGCTGGCTACCGATGTCGGAGGTTGAGCGTAAGCGTACCGAGGTTTCTGACTCCATGTGGCGCGTTGAGTATGAGTTGGAGACGCCGGTCGAGGGCGGCTCGGTCTTCAATGAGTCGATGTTGCGTCATCTCTTTGCGGGTCGACGTCTTGAGGATCACATCAACGAATACTACGAACTGGAGAAGCCCAAGAAGGATGCGGATTATGTGACCGCTGCTGACTGGGCGCGGAAGCGAGACTTGACGGTCATTGTGACGATACGGCATGATTGCACACCGGCGCGGTTGGTCGCTATTGAGCGCCGGTACCGTGAGCCGTGGCCGCGATTGATCGGGCGGTTCAACACGAGACTTGAGCGCTACCCGGGCAAGGGAATTCATGATGCAACCGGTCTGGGTGACGTGGTGGCTCATTACATCGTGGGCAAGAAGGTCGAGGACTTCATTATCACCGGATCCAACAAGAACAAGATGTTCATCGACTACGAGACGGCGGTGGATAAGCAAGAGATTGTGCTACCGCGTATGGCATCGTTGATGTCTGTTCACCGGTATGTGCTCAAGGACGACCTCTATGGCAAGGGACATTCGCCGGACGAGCTGGTCGCTTTGGCGTTGGCTTGGCAGATCTGCTCGGGTCGCTATCACGTGAAGCGCGGCGCGATGCCGCACAAGATAATACGGGTTTGATTATGCGTGGGCGTCAGTTTTCTCAAAATGATCCTTGGTCTCAGGATGCTCGGGCGAGGTCCACGCGGTTTACTGGGCATAAGCATTCGGCTGAGACACGGCGACGGATGTCGCGGACGCACAAGGGCAAGCCACATCCGCATACGAGGCCAATGGGCATCAGGCCCAATGCGGCCTCGAGACTGAAGATGTCGATCTCTGCGGCTAGGAGAGTACTTCGCGGCTACTGCAAACAGTCGTCATTGGAATTGGCCCTATGTCAGTTACTCCAGATAGCCGGCTTCGACTTTCAGGAGCAGGTACGCTTCGGTCGCTATGTGGTCGATGCTTTCGTGTTGAGTCACGGGCTCGTGTTCGAGGCGGATGGTATGTATTGGCATCATCATCAAGATAAGGAACGCGAGGCTTATCGTGACGCGTATCTCGTGGACCGGGGCGTTGTCGCGGTGATTCACTTGACCGACGATGACCTTGGGCAAAAGGGATTGACATGATGCTACAGTTAGGATTCGGAGTTATCATGGCGGACCCGCCCTGGGCATTCAGGGATCGGGGAACGCCGAACCGGCGACTTAGTCGCTTCTATGACACCATGGCGTTGGATGAAATCTGTCAGCTGCCGGTCGAGCGCTTCGCGCTGCCGGACTGCGTGCTGTTGCTCTGGTGTCCGAGCGCGATGGTCAACGACGGGCTGCGTGTAATGGAAGCCTGGGGATTCAACTACAAGACGATGGCCGTGTGGGTCAAGCCGCGGATGGGCATGGGTCACTACTTCAGGTCGTCACACGAGCTGATTCTCCTGGGAACGCGCGGTCGGCCGGAGGTCAAGTTTCGTTCGCAACCGTCCTGGTTCTTCGCGCCCGTGCAGGACCACTCGCACAAGCCTGAAGAGCTGTATGACATCGCGGAGCGAATGTTCAACGGTCCCTATCTCGAGCTGTTCGCTAGGCGAGCGCGCCCGGGGTGGGCCGCATGGGGAGACCAGCTATGATATATCTGTCAGGAGTGCTCGAGGTTGAGCTGAAGGGCGGGAAGCACGTGCTCGCCGTGGCGGCCTGGATGCAGCGAGCGCCGGACGGGCGCGATACGCCGATGTTCCTGGGCTTTGACCCAGAGACCCATGAGCCGCACGAGTTCTCATTGCGAACGATCGCGAAGATCAACTCCGTCTTGGTGCGCTAATGTGTCAGCCTGGAGTGACATTTTGAGCAAGAGTCGACGGGGGCGTTGGATGACGACCCAGGACGGCCGCACCCGCCGCGAGGTGGTATTGGGGTTGCGCCGGGGTACGGGCGCCGTCTATGAGACTGCGGGGTTGGTTAGACAGGAGGTTGCGCGTGCTGTGCGGCGGGTTAATCGTCGATCTTCCCACTCGGCGATCCGTGTGATACAATGGGAAGTGAGATGGCGACGAAGCGGACCGCGACATCTGTATCTATATGTCGATATCGACGTTGATGGGCCGGCAGGTCTGATTGAGTTTCGACCGATATCGACCTACGTTGCGGTTAAGCAAGGTGAGGTAAGCTTCACCAATCCGATCGTCCGAGGTGACGCCGCGATCATGGTCTGGAACATCAGGACGATGTACAACATCAGGGCGAGCGCGAGACTGGAGTGGTAACGATGGCGAAGCAAGGTGAGGAAGAGGGCCGGACGCGATTGGCCAAGGCGATCTGGTTTGGTCCTACCGGGAAGGCTGCCACGTGGCCGGACGACGAGGTGCGGTCCAAGCAGCTGACCGAGGACCCGTTCGCGGGCGTGTCAGCCTACGGTACGCTCGTGCGCAAGCCACCTTACTCGATGGAACAGCTCGTGCTGTTGGCCGAATCACATCCAGTGCATGCGGCGGCGCTTGAACAGAAGGCATTGGATGTCATTGCTTCGGGTATTCAGCTTGAACCGACCGAAGACGACGCTAACGATGAGATCAAGGACGCGATCCTAGAATGGCTGGACGGGCTGGCTGCTGAGGCGACCCTCATCGAGATCCTCAACGCTATGTGGCTTGACTATGAGACGGTCGGCTGGGGAGTGCTCGAGCTCGGGCGCGATCCGAGTGGTGTCATCAAGAAGATGTGGCATGTGCCGGCGCACACCGTTCGCGCTCACCAGGACAATAAGCGTTTCGTACAGATGCGTCACGGCAAGGTCGTGTGGTTCAAGCGTTGGAACGCCATGCCGGAACAGATCCTAGCGAGTGACGGTCGACAGGCTTGGGAGAGCGTGGGCCACGACAAGTTGGCCAATGAGTTCCTCGTGTTCCGCAAGCCGTCTCGTCGAAGCACATGGTATGGCATTCCGACCTATATTGCTGCACTTGGACACATCACGCTGGCCATCGCGGCCCGGGATTTCAATATCAAGTTCTTCAGCAACGCCCGAGAGCCACGTCACATGATCGTGATCAGCGGCGTGAACGAGGAGAAGGTTGACGCCCTGCTGGAAGACTTGGAGGGGGAACTCAAGACACAGCACGGTGCAGGATCGGATCCTCACCGTAACTTGCTGCTAGCGCTGGGAGGCGATCAAGTCGAGGTGGTCATCAAGAGCATGGCGCTTCCGCAGAATGACTTGCATTTCACACGGCTGTTGGAGCTGACCGATCGCAACATTCTCATTGCGCATCGTATGCCGCCTGACCGGTTGGGTTTTGTGACGCGCGGTAGCCTGGGTGGCAGTGTCACGGCGGACATTATCTTTGCCTATAAGAACGGCGTGATCGCCCCCGGGCAGTCAGTGTTGGCCGACCGGTTGAACCGCTTCCTCGGTGTGGAATATCCGAAGGCACAGGGGACGGAAGCGGCACAGAAGCCGTCTTGGAAGATCACTCTCGAGGACATGGATCTCTCGGACGAGATGATGGACACCAAGGTTGTTGCGGAGCAGATCAAGATCAACCTCA